CGCCGCGCATCTATTCATAAAGTAATAGTTGTAAGGGTCCACCGGAACCGGCGTTGGTGCTACAGGTACAGGTGTAGGCGCAGTTGGAACCGGTGTCGGTGCAACTGGTACTGGTACTGGAGTAGGAGCAACCGGAACTGGTGTAGGTGCGGTTGGTACTGGCGTAGGAGCCGTAGGTACTGGCGTTGGTGCAACCGGTACTGGGCTAGGTGTCGGCGCTACTGGTACTGGCACCGGACTAGGTGCAGTTGGTACTGGACTAGGTGTCGGAGCGGTAGGTACTGGACTAGGCGCCGTAGGAACAGGCGAAGGTATTGGAGCCGGTACTGGGCTTGGCGTTGGCGTTGGAGCCACTGGTACTGGCGTTGGTGCAACAGGGCAACCAACTCCTATTGAGCCAGTATATGTTATAGAATTTAAGTCCGCCCCATCTGTCCAATCTTGTAAATCTCCTACATTGTAAGCGTAAAAACTTTGACCGTTCCAGCTTATAGAACTTGCCGTATTAGGATTGCCGCTAAGGTTTGGCAATACGCTTGTCGTTCTAATCCACATATCTAGGTTTTCATAGAACGAACCTGGGCAACCTCTAACTATATAATAATTTAAATCGTCCACTTCTGCTGGGTATGATATTTGACTACTATTAAATAAAGTTGCAGCGTCAGTTGACTGGTCGCCAATATGAGAATTAAATTGGTAAACGTTTTGCTTTACATTGTACTCTAACGTATCAATAACTAATAATTTAGTTTCAGTAAACGTATCAAAATCAATATATAACCTGTCAAATAATTGAATTGGTAGTTGGTTGTCAGTTTTTTTCAAACTGCCCTCAAAACGCTCTATTTTAAGCCTGTTATCGTTTATACGTTGTTGAGCAGATAAATCTTCTATAAACCTAGAATCAGTATCGCTTTCTCTTAAAAACTTAGTTATATAACCTTTAAGGTCTGTGTTAATTGGCGACATATAACCCTTTTGAAAACGGTTAAATGTACTTCCTTGGTAAATGTCTTTATAATCTAATTTATTAGTTAGCTTTTTACTGGTAGTTTGTGCGTTGCTAGTTTCTAAATCTTCTGTGTTAAAAGATAATGTTTCTATTTCTGAATCTGGCGAATCTAAATAAAATAATGTTTGCCAATTCATTAAAACACCGCTAATAAACATAGCAATATGCGTGCCTCCAGATTGCTTTATTGGCTTGCTAAACTCAAAGCTAATATCATAAGGCAAATAATTTACGTTTATACTAGGGCAGTTGTAAGTAATTTCTTTGTTGTAGGTTAGCCATTCGCCACGCCCACTATATATAAAGAAGTTCACAAAGCTAGTTTCAGTCCAAATGCTATCTAATTGGTTGTAGTAAAACGTTTGATAATTGCCAGTATATGCGCCATTTAAATACTCTCTAAACCTTGCCGTAATTTTAAAAGGCACCGCATATTTTGCAACAGTCCCCTGAAAACCTCCATTTTGCATTTGCACCTCAAAACTAAAATTAAATTTAGTTGTATCTTCTTCACTGCTTTGTGCTTTTATAAGAAAAGTATTTGATAATCCAAATTCAAAACTTGTAACAGTGCCAGTTAATTTAGCTGAATTATAGCCTTTTATTGCATTAGTTTCAAGGCTAACAAAATTACTATCATAAACCCAATCAGTGAAACCGTCCTCAAAATTACCGTTTGGTATGTAATTAAGCTGCCTATCTAAACTAACTGTATTTGTGACCTCAATAACGCCACCGCTAGTTTCTTTTAAAAGGTCGTTGCCCATAGGCAAAGCGTCATTAGGAACATAGACTATTTGACCTAGTATATTTGTGCCTGCTAAAATACCTAAATAATTATAGCGCCTATAAAGTATAGTAGACGGCTCTGTTATATCTGCATTGTTTATTATTACCCATTGCCCTTCAGATTGGAAAATACGGCAATTAAAACCAGTAAGTATTGAATTAATTACTTCGGCAGTATTAAATTTGTAAGTGTTTTCGTCTGTGTACGAACTGCTATTTACAATAACATCTTCAAATACATTTGTAATTGCAGCAGCGTTTTCCTCTTTTAAATTTGTCTTTACATAAATATCTGCATCAAAACCTGTTTCCTTTAAAGATTTGTGTAAACATTCCCAAAGCGTAACATCGTTATTAGGCGCAATAGGAAACTCAATACCTTTGAGCAAACCTAAACCATCAACTGCTTTAAAAGATACGTTAAAAGGCGCCGCAGATAGTTTTTGCTGGTATGTATCTTGTATTAAAAAACCTTGCCAAAATAACTGGTAATTATCTTCTGGGTCTGTTGCGTTCCATACTTCTGTGTAGTTTTCGTATTGTTCGTTTATATCTTCCCAATACGGTTGCCGTGTTTCGGTATAAAATAATTTTACTAAAAATTCGCGTTCGTCAAAATCATAAAATTCATCGTAAGTAACCGTGTCGGTTTGTACAAGATTAATTTCACAATTAGAAGCTATAATAGGGTCGTAAAAATCGTTGTCTTGCTCCCACTTAATTATTGCTGGGGAGCCTGTTGCAATTAAAGGGTTTATGCTACCACTATAATTTTTTTTAAGTATGTCTAAACGCCTCTTGTTTCCCTCAATATCCGAAAAGTCAAGACGGTATTTTACGCCGTATGCCATAATTTTATTTTATTCTCGACCTTGTTTTATCCGCTCTTTGCAAAGCTACAACTAAATCTTGACCCCTTACTACAAACTCGCCGCTAACGTTCATATTGCCGCCGCCGCCTTGTTCGCCTATAATATTTTTAAGTTTATTGAGTGGCGCAATAACCTCTGGATTGCTTTTCGCTCCAGGATATTCTCCAACTAAAGCATTTACTGGGCCGCTCACAATACCACCTTTAGCAAAAGCAGTTTGTCCGCCTCCACCAGCTATTTTTCCAGCTTGCGATTTAGCAAAAGAACCTAAAGCTACTAAAGCAATACCAGCAGCTATTGCAACCGCTGGATTTAATGTTTTTAATGCTGTTTTTATTCCTTCAACACCAATACCAATAGATATTGCCAATTTACCTAATTGCATAGCCATATTACCTATTGTTCCTAATATAACACTAGATAAATCTTGAACTAAATTACCACCTCCAGCAATAGCACTTCCAAGCGCTTCTCCTATGCCAACTGCTAAATCATTTAAACCACTAGTGTATATTTCACTTAGACCTTGCGTAAATGTAACGGCGTTATTTCTTATTTTTTGTTGAGTGCTATTCATTTTTTCAGCGGCAATTTCCATTCCTGTAATTACATTACTAAATGGTAGCTGACCACTTCCGCCAACTAATTGGTCGCCAATAACACCTCCGGAAGCAAATACATCAGATAAATTTGGGCCATCTTGACCGGCCGCAGCTTGGCTTCCTCCGACACCACCGCCTCCGCTGAACAATCCGGTAAACATACCCTTTACGCTATTTGCAGCATTTGATAAACCAGTATTTAATTGCTCAACTGTTTTCTTTTCTAGTCTGTCGCCTACTGCATCTGCTATTGCATCTGAATAACCTTTTCCAATATCTTCTCCGGCTTTTGTGGCAATATCTTTTCCATTTTCAAAACCTTGCTTTAAAATATCTCCAAAAGCACCATCAGTTCCTTTTTCAGAAAACTCTTTTATAACGTTCCACATAGTAGAAAAAACGTTTATAAATTGGTCTATTTGTGCTTTAACACTAATAAAGACAGCTTTAAAAGTAGCCCCTAAAACGCCAATAATAACTCTTAATGCTTCGCTGCTATTGTATAAATCTACGAATTGATTGTATAGCCCTACAACTACTGGTGCAACTTCTGCCCAGTTTTTATATATAACATAAGCAACCGCAGCTAATGCCGCAGCGACTAATCCAATAGGCGATAATAATGCGCCTACAAGCGTCGTAAGAGTACCAACTAAACTTAAAATAGTTGGCAATGCTATAACCATAGCGCCAAAACCTAAAGCTAATTTTTGTGTAGCGCCGTCTAAATTATTAAAGGCATTAAATACTTTACTTACTGCTGCTGCTATATCTTGAAATAAAGGCAGCATAGTTTTTAGCATTACCGCACCCATTTGCGCAAAACTTTCTTTTGCTTTATTTAATGCAGCAGTTAATTGGAAACTTGCGCTTTTTGCAGTTTCTTTAAACGCTTTGGCAGTTGTGCCTTGCGTGTTATTCATATTAGCAAAAATCTGCCTTGTAGTGCCTACGTTGGCGCCTAGTAAATCCATTACCCCAGACAATGCCCTAACATTACCAAAAACTCTTTGTGCGGCAGTATCGTTGCCTTCAAAATTTTGCTTTAATATTTCTAAAGTAGCGAGTAGTCCATCTTCTTTTAAAGATTTTCTAAGCCCAGCACTTGAAAGTCCCATTTGACTAAGCGCTATTTCGGCGTCAGTCGTAGGCTTTAATAAACTAGCGAATATACCTCTGACTTGTGTAGCTGCTTCGGCAGCGTTTGTACCAGTTCTTGATAGCGCAGCAAATGCAGCACCAACTTCGCCAAAACTAACACCCATATTAGAAGCTATTGGCAAAACACGGCCCATTGAACTAGCCAGTTCTGTTGCCTCTAGTTTACCCTCACGAACTGCGGCAACCATTACATCAGTTGCATCTGTCGCGCTTAATGTACTAGAACCGTATGCATTCATTGCAGACGTTGCTAAATCGGCAACCGTCTTAGTCTCGCCTAAACCTACCGCAGAAGCCTTTAAGGAAGCGTTTAAAACGTCCATTGCCTCGCTTCCACGCAAACCAGCAGAAGTTACAAAAAACAAAGCCTCTGCTGCCTCATTACTGCTTTTGCCGGTGCTAGCCGCCATTTGCCTAGCAGCTTCGCCCATTTTATCTACTTCGGCACTTGCAACCCCTACTAATGATTTTATTTGCGTCATAGACTTATCAAAGTCCATTCCTAATTTTATAGCGGCGCCACCTGCTAATGCTAGTGGTACTGCAACCCTTTGTAAGCTAGCGCCAATACTTTTAACGTTACTCCCAAAAGATTTTAATTTGCCGCTTGCGGTATTTAACGAAGCGCTTAACCTAGAAGCGTCCCCTGTTAATAATACCTTTAATTCATTAGTAGCCATATAATATTTTTATATCACAAAAATAACCAAAAAAAGGCACTTAATTAAGCACCTTATCTGCGAGCGCTTTAAACGCCTCAAATTCTTGTTTAGTAGACTTAGGCCCACTAGGTTTATTATAAACGTCCTGGGGTAGCTTAAATAGCTTGTCTGGGGTTATTAGGTCTCGTTTTTTACTTACGTTAGTATTGTATATTATAGAAGATACATAACGCACCATTTCCCATTTAAGGTTAGTATTGATTAACCAGCTTTCTCCTAACAAGGCGTTTTCCTTCCAAGTTTGCTTCCAAAACTCTGCTGGTTTAATACCAGCTTGCCCTATATAATAGTCCGTTAAATCGTCCCAAGTTAAGGAAGCTGCTACTTTTTTGTGGTTGCCTTAGTAGGTTTTGCAGTTCTGCTAATACCGCCGTTTAAATCATTGCCTAAAATACGGCTTTCAGTTAGCGTATTTACCATTTCATTAAATTGGTCAGAAGTAACATCGTCTAACCAGGCGCCAACTTTAAATAAATTGTAGTCTATTTCATTGCCTTCCTCTTGGTCGTAGGCTAATAAACCAGCATATACTAGCGCCCTAATTGTATTAAGGTTTAAGGAACTAGAAAATACTTTGTCTATTTGGTCAAGTGAAATGTTTAGTTCGTCCGTAAAGGCCGCCCAAAAGTTCATTGAAAAGTGAAGTGTTCGGTTTTTCCCACCAATAACTAGCGAGTAATACCCTCTTTTTTTGTTTGCCATTTTGTTTCCTTTTAAATTAATCGTGAAAAGGCGGTAAGTTAATACCGCCCTATATTATTAAACGCTTCCCTATGCGTTTGCAGACTTCACAATAGCGCCAGTAATGGTAATTGAACCACTATAAGATACTGGGCTTTCCATTTCAGCAGATTGCTCAATACTAGAAATGTAACCTTCGGCGGTGTAAATAGAATCTCCGCTTTCAGTAGTTCCAAAGATTGCAGTTATTTGCGTTCTGTTTATAATGTAATCTGCTAATTCGATTGCGTTTGCAGAATCGCTATAATCTACTAACCCTTCAAAAGAAATTTCCCCAGACCTTACGCCAGAAATAACTTCCTGCCAGCCTGCGCTATCTTTAGTAGTCGCCTCTGGTAAATCGTGTGAAATAGTAAGAGTACACGAAGTAGTGTGTCCTACTGTTGTATCTTCTACTTTAAGTAAAAGGTTAGTTCCGTTAAATACTCCTGTTGTTGCCATATTTATATTTTAAAATGTAATATTAATTTTTTTGTAAAGATAATATATTTTAAGTAATTGTTTTAGGGCAGTAAATTTAAAGC